GAGTAGTTAATGTTTTTCCACCTTTCATTAAACCTTCAGCACCTTCAGCACCTTCAGCACCAGGTACTATTAATGATGCAACAGCTTTACCACTTTCGTATAAGAATTTACCTTTAGCTAATCCTGCACTTAAATATTCATCATCTGTTTCTTTCATAACTTGATGGGCATCACTTCCTTTTGCAAGACCTTTAGCTAAAAGCCTACTGCCACCTGCTGTAGCCATACCAAGAGTTCCAGCTATTCCTGTTCTTCCCCAAGCATTTCTTTCTCCTGTATCTTTGTAACCCATTACAGATAAAAGAGTTTTTTTAAATCCTTTTACCTTATCCATTCCAACATGCTTTTTTTGGGTAGATAATTCTCTATTGTCTTCAAATATTGCCATAATTATCTTCTGTTAGAAAGTCTATAATGATTTATTAAGTTATCAATTTTAATTGGATAGTTTGTATTATTATCAAATTCAAAAATCATAGACAACCACCTACCTCTCATACGGTCTTGTTGCTTCATGGTTCTAATAGGGAGTCTAAAGTTATCTTCTAAAAATCTAACTCTTGTGTCTGATTGTACGTTATAAAATCTTTTCTGTTGTTCTGTAGAAAAAATAAACTTATCCATTTTAGAAACACCTTGTTTGTTTATTGCAACTCTTATATTATCAAACAACTTTGCAAACTCACCTTTATCACTTACTGTAACTGTTAAACTTGTTTTATTGTCTTTACCGTAATAATTAGCGTGTAGTAAATTTTGTCCATGAACATAAAACTCTTTAGAAACTATACTAGCTTGTTCACTTAAAATAAACTTATTATGACAAATGTAAAAGTTTGGTTTAAAGCTATGAAATTGTGTAAACTGAGTTATGTATTCAGAATAAACTACAGTTGCTCTAAATGGCGTTATTTTGCTCTTATCAGTACCAAAAGAAGTAAACTGCCAATCATCATTTTCTGATTCTCTAAAAAAGATATAATTTTGACTTGCTTGCATTTGTACTAAGCCTGTAATTACACCGTTTTTATTTTGGTTAACAAACATGTTGTTAGAAGTTCCTGACAAACTAACATATTGTATTACATTGGAATTATTACCACTTGTAGAATTACCAACAGGTAAAAACAAACCATTACCTACAGTAGTTAAGCCAGTCCAATTAACAAAAACAGTTTCATTGTTTCCATAATAACTTGACGCATCAATAACATCGTTAATAATATAAAAATTAACATTATAAGTAATGTATTCATCTCTGTTAAAAGTCCAATAAACATCTCTATCTTTTGAGTTCCAAGCTCCAAGTATTCCATTATTTAAAGCAGGGTTATCTTTGTTTATAAAAAAACTTGATTCTTTTTCAAAATATGAGTGCATTCCTCTTAAATCAGAAAGGTATGCTAAACCATCTTGAGCAAAACGCATAGCTTTTCCATTAAATACGTCTATCCAATAAAAAGCTTTTCCTGTATTTACCAATGACCATTGATGCTGATTACCTACAGAAGTAGATATATAATCTATTCCATCTAATGCTGGACCTACACCTGTTGTTAAAGATTGTGTTGTTTCGCTTTCTAATGCTGCTCTATCAAATGCTCTTAGTCTACCAAAGCCTGTTTCTTGAAAAGAATATATTTGATTAAATAAAAATGACGAACTTGTTATTACGCCATAAACACCCATTAAATCTTCAAAAGAATTAATTTCAAATTGCCTCCATGAGTCTATAGGGTCTCCATAATATTTATTTAATGTATGTCGCCATCTTATAGGATATTCATTTACATTTTGAAAAGCAAATGGTTGAGTGTTAAAAAATTTAGTTAACTCTGAAAAAGTTAACACATCGTTATAGTTAAACTCTTCAAATAAAGCATTTCCTGATACAATATCATAAAACAAACCTGAAGCAAAAATAGAACCTCCAAAAACATTTGCTGCTTGTGAGTTAAAACTATTATAACCTCTATGACCAACATTTGGGTACATAGGCTCTGTCGATGACGAAGCTTGACGCATTGTGTGGTTAATAGTACTTTCGTATGGAAATACTACTCCATAAGAAACATCATCACCACTATTATTAGTTTCATACCTACCATATATTCTTAAAAAACCAAAATAATCTAAATAACAATCTCCACCGTAAACTTCAATGTTATTGTACAAATCATTTGTTGCTTCAGGAAAATCTGAATTACCTATTGGCTGAAAATGACCTGTAGAATAAAAAATTGTTTGTTGCATTGAACTAATAGTCAATCCACCATAAACAGTTGTATTTTGTTTTACGTAATTAGCTATTAAAGAACCACCACCTGTATTTCTATTTAAAGAACTAGTACCTCCTGAGTAATTAAAAAATGGACTTACAGATTGATTTCCAGTAAAATTTCCATGCTTGTACAACAAGGTGTTTTTCTTTCCGTAACCCCAATAACTAGTTAATTGAGCAATTAAACCTTCAGTAGTTGGAGCAGAGCCTGTTTTATATTGTATAGCATTATGAAAATCTAAATTTCCTTCATAAGCTGTTACTGTTGAACGAAAACCTAATCTTACTTGATATTCTATACCATTTACATTTCTACCATATTGAGGAAAATAGTCAGCAGGACTTTCGTGATATGGATTATATGATCTATACCATTTACTAATAACACATGGACTTTCTCTTGGAGAACTTTGCAATTGAGCAATGTAAGTCATGTGAGCGCCATTATACGAACCACCTGAATCTTGAACATAAGTTTCATTTGGAGCTTTATAACATGAACCTACTATTTTTAATGTATCGCTAGTTTGTACTGTAGGTATTGTAGTTTCATCAAAATCATAATCAGGACAGTAAAAAACAGATTGATTTGGTCTACTTTTGTATTTGTTATTTACAGAACCATTATATTCATGCAGATTAAATAAAGTTCTAGAAAGATTAGCCTGTGTAGGATTTGTATTATCCCATCTATGAAAACTTGTTAAATGTGGTCTTGTTATTGTATTAGTTGTTGCATCTACTAAAGTAGGCATTATTAAACCTTGATTAATAATTGTAGCATCTCTATCAGTTCTAACAATACTAAAACCACTTATTTTATCTTTTATAGTAGTTATATCTATACCACTTACATCAATACCCATTATTCTTAAATGAGAATAAGTATCATTGTGCAAAGGGTCATTAAGTAATACTGGTTCTCCAACTAAAGGTGTGTGGTGATAATCGTTAGTAGTTGAAGCAGCAATAGTTAAATTAGCTGTTGTTACGCCTGTAGTAGTTCCATCTAATTTTAATCTGTTCCATTTATAAGTAGTATCGTATTGGTCAGGAAAAGTAAAATCTGCTAAATGAAAAGCAAAATACGGATAACCTAATTTGTCATAAAATACTATTGCAAACCTATATGTTTCCCCTCTAAAATAACCTGTAAATAAATGCTCTGTTTGTGTTCCTTTATAGTTTATATAATCATTTGTAACATTATATGGCTCTTGCTGTCCATTATACATTTGTTTATTTATAGTTCCTTGGGCTACACCCTCTGCATTAACTAAAGGAGTAGTATTTCTAGTAAGACCTATAGTATCAGAACGCATATCTCTAAACTTAGGAGTTATTGCTAATCCTGATAAAATTGTTTCTAATTCTGCAGAAGTTATTTTTAATAAATTTTCAATTATATTACCATAATATAAAACACTATCTTTTACTTCTAATGTTTTAGCAGCTACTATTCCTTGAAATCTTTGAGCTATAGTATCAGTTATAAGTGGTTCTCCAACATTAGCAACATGGTCAAAAGACATAGTTGTTGTACCAGAAATAATTGCTGTGTCAGAAAATATATTAGATTCATCGACAATAGCTTTTGTTTTTGAATACAAATAAGCTACTTGTATTCTATTGTATCTATCGTCTACACCTTTTATTTCTATTCTATTTCCTTTGCCTGAATCAATACCACTACCTTCCATCTCATAAAGATTTGAGTTTGTAGTGTTATAATTATCACTAGTTACAAATACTTTATTTGTAGGAGTAACCCATCCAGTAGCATAACCGTCATCTGTTAAAAGTCTATAGGTGTATTGATATACACCTGTTAAAATACTTCCTGATAATCTTTTGTTATATTTTATTATACCTATATTAAATTCAGACTGACTATTAATACTGTGTACAGAGTTTGTTACAATGCTATATGCTGTTACATCATTTTTTTCTAATGCAATATTATATTTTATAGTAAATACTCTAGGAGGATTACTGTCTGTTTCTACACCATCAACCCAATACACTCTTATTGTTTCATTATTTTCATAAAGAAATCTAGCACATATTTGGTTTGTAGTTTTAAAATTTAATTTTTGATTGTTTGGATCATTAGCATCGTTAAACAATGTAGCATAAGTTCCGTTACCTTCTAAATCAGTTCCTAAAATTCCTATTTCAGAAAAAGATAAATTCTGTCTAACTGAAAAAATAATTTTTATATTACCATTACCAGCATAACCTATTGGTACATATCTGTTTAAATCAGCACCACTATTACCGTTTAAAGTAAATGACAACTTGTTACCGTTATCCTCTACCCAATCAAGTGTACCACGTTTGTTAAACATTAACTTACCATTAATGTTATCTACCATTGAAGTAGCACTAACATTAGTTGGGTCGTAATCTCGATTTAAACCTTTGCTAAAAATATTTTTACTAATCTGTGTCATTAAAAGTATTTTTTATTTGGTAAAGGAAGTAACTGATTAAACATATTTGCAAGATACTCTAGCTTTGCAGGGTTAGGCATTTCATCATTACCTCTTGCTTGCGCGCATAAGTAATACCATCTTGATTCAAGTTCTTTATAAATATGATTAGGTATCTTACCATTATAATAGTCTACAGACTTACACTTCCACATTAAATAATGAGATACAGCTAACTCATGACTCTTAGCTATTAAAGGAAATCCTTCATCGTCTATAGATACACCTTCGTAACTAATTCCAAATTCAGTAATGTCTTTACTGTTAACGTATATGTATCTATTCTTTAAAGTAAATACAAGATTGTAAGTACTACCAGTACTCTCTTGTCTTGTGTTGGCGTTATTTAACTTTGCTGCTGATATGTTAGCTAAGTGTACTGAACCTCCGTTAGAAGCACTCTTATTAAACATAGCAAAGTTTTTATCACTAAACTCTATTTCAGTATTGTTATATTTTAAACCACTAAGAGTAATTAAATCATCAGGCAAAGTAGCCTTCATATTTTTAACCTTCAACAAGCACTCTTTGTGTGTATATGAGTTATCTGTTCCAATTAAGTTTTCAGCTTCAACAGACCACCTTGCAAAGTCATCTATGTACTGATTAACATTTTTTAAACCTAAGTTACCAGCTACATCACCAATAATTCTTCTTATAGAAACTTTGTCGCTATTCATATCTTTATTTATTCTGTAAAGTCAGCATACTCATAACCTCTATTGATTTGTTTCATCATTTTTTTGGTTTGAGTAGGACTTAACTTCACGTTAATATCTTTCCATTTATCAGGTCTAAACCAATACAATTCGTGCCAATATCCTTTTGTATAAAAATCATCAACACTATCAGCTTTGTAATACCTTTGCCTTTTGTTGTTTTTCTTTTTAATAATTCTTAAACTTCCAAATTTATTAGGCAACTTATATTCAAAACCCATCATTGTATAGTTTATTATGAAACTTAAATAAGGTTTCACTACACTTCTAAATTCTCTAAACGTTATTGTACGTTTATTTAAATATGGTCTTTTAGCAAGTTCTCTTTCTATCTCTTTTTTAGCTTCTTCGTACACACCTATTAAAGTTATACGACCTTTACTATCCCATCTTTTGATTGTCTTTTCTTGCATTGTTTAATTCGTCATTTACAGCAGCTTCATTAAATTGCAATTCTTTTTGTAATATGTTTGTTAAAACATAAACGTAAAGATTTAAAGGCATAGGGTATTCACTTGTAGCATCATCAAAACAAACTGGCTTACAACCACTTGTAGCGTATTGGTCTACTTTTGTAGGGTCTTCAAATACACCCCTAATGTTAACATACTCTAAATCTAAATCTTTGTTATTTAATTGAAAATACATATTGTTTCCAATAGCAGTTACTCTTGACATCATTTTTCCAAACTGAGTAGCTGATTTAAAATAATCAGTATCAGCATTACCTAAAATAAATGGTTCTCTTTTATCAATTTTTCCAACAAATACTATCGCTCTATCTTTAGGAAAGTCTACAAATTTTGGAACAACTACTTTTTTTATTGTACAACCCCATTGTACTGTAGGGCAATCTGAATCAGTTGCATCAACTTCTACTAATGGAACAATACCTAAGTCTTGTACCATTTGTGGGTGTATATCTTTTCCGTAATTAGTAGTCTGTAAAACACCTTCTGCTCTGTAATAACCTATCCAAAATTTTATTTGTGCAATAGTTAAACGGTCATCATCAGAATTACCTTGACCACTCCTAGCTATATTTCTAATATTATATGCTAATTCATTTAATGTTGCCATGCTTTCAAATTTAATAAAAAAAAGCTCGCAATAAACTTGCGAGCTTTTTTTAAATTAATATTAAATTATTGTTTAAAAGCTACTCTTATAAAGCATTAATTAATACTTGCAAAGCAGCAGTATATCCAGCAGTACTAGAAAAGATTTTTAAATCTTTTACAACAGTTCCTTTTGAATCAATAAAAGGTTGTGCAACATCAATATTAAGAGTTACAAGTGTTGTTGTATATGTAGCTGCAGTAATTTCGTCTGCAGCAATTCCCGCTTCTTTTAAATCAGCAGGCTGACCTTCTGAGTAAACTGTCTGTGAAATAGTTGAAGCAACTACACCAGCAGCAGAACTTGCGTAAACAAATGTTTCAAGACCTTTCTTGTCAGCTCCTTTTTGAGTAATAAGTAATTTACCTGTTGCTCCAACTGTAGATGCTACAGCAGATGCTATTGGATAATCAATAAGTCCAGCATTAACTTCACTTTCAAACTTTGCTTCAAAAGCGTCAGCTATTGCTCTGTTAGTAAGTGTGTTTGTAGATTTTTTAATAGACTTACTTACATCAACAGTATAAGTCTTTCTGTATTTTTGACTTGCTGTTAAGTTTGAAGAAATTGTTACTTTAACTTGATCTCCAACTTCATAAGTTCCTGAAAAAATAATTGAATCTGAACCTGCAGTTCCCGTTGCTGCTATTATATTAATTGCAGTTACATTTCTTAATGATTCACCACTAATAGAATAACCAGGTGAAAGTTGAAAAATATCAGTACCAACTATTTTAGTTGGTAATGCTCCTGTTACGATTGCGAATGTTTCTCTTGCCATTGTAATAAATTTTAATTATTGTTTTTTTTTAAATTGTTTTTTTATCTTTTATTTTCATTTTCACTTGCAATCTCATTAGCTTGAGTTTGATATTGAATTTGACTTTCGGTAGTAACTAACATTTTTCTTACAGCTAAATTAACAACTTCTTCATGTACACTATCAGGCAACTCACAATTTACATTGTTAGCAGGATTGACAGTATCATTAAATACATCAACTGGTGTCTTTAGAAAAACTAAGATTACATTAGTAGGTGTCGTATCACTTAATATATTTAATACGTCGCCTGTACCAACAATGTTCTCTTGTACATATCCAAGGTTTGTATCACTGTTCTTATTAAATGGGTCATTTTGATTTCCAGCTTCATCATCCCATTGTACAGGAGATATTTTTCTAGAAACTAATTTGCCACAATTATCAGGAGCAGTACCTTTTAATGCTAGTGTATATCTAAAATCAGTTATTGCAGTTAAATTAACTTGAGCAACAGAACCTAAGTTTGTAGTTCTAACTATTGTATTAAGTTTTGCACGAACCTCTTCATCTTTTTCAAACTCTCGATAATTTACATCAACAATTTGTTTGATAGCTAGATTAATAAACATATCCTTTTCCTCCGAAGTAAACCAAGGAGCATCTGCTTTATCAATAAGCAAATCGGCTAGTTTGTGCATTTCTATAATAGTCATTTATTCTACAGCTTTTTCTAATTCGTTTGCAATGTCTTTATTGTTTTTTAAAAATATTGCAGCAGTTTCAAATGTAGTACCCATGTTTACAGAACCAAACATCATTCGATTCAATGAGTCAATTACAGTCTTTTGTGCTATTGCATTTCTTAAAAGAACTTTAATAGGGTAATCAGGTGAATTATATTCCTCTAATAATAACTCTGCATTACTTTTACGTTTTGTGCTATCGTAGTTATCAATAAATTCATAAATCTCTCTTTTAATAACATTAAAACTACTATTAGGCTTAATGTTAATTTTGAGAACCCTAACAAGTGAAATCAATTCTTTGTCAGATGATTTAGAAATAATAGTTTCAGCTTTATTTTTAAACTCTCGTTTATTAATAAAATCAACTGCACCTTCTTCTAAATTAACCAACTTTATGACAGAAGTAGGACTATTAACATAATGAGGATGATGTATTAATTGACCGTATAACAGTCTATCATTTTCATTAGTAAGTCTTAATATTCTTTTTCTAGTAATCTTTTCTACTCTCTCACTTCCATTTGAATCAACAAATGGTCGCCAAGTATGATTACCAAAATCGTCAACTTGATTACAACTTCTTACGGTAATAGTACCCGTACGTTTAGGGTCAACTAAACGTACTTCGACTACTCCTGATATAGGTAAACCTTTTGTCAAATTTTTTACTTCTGCTTTTGCTAACTTTTCCATTTTCTTTTTCTTTCGTTTTTAACTTGTTATGCAAAAATTAATTGTCCACAAGATAATGGGTTTCTAACTACCATTCCTGATTCTGAAAGTATTTCCATAGAGAAACTATCTCTTGAATTTACAGCCATCATTTGCGCTTGATTGAATGGGTCAACCATTCCAGGCAAATATTTAATAATCATAGAACGATTAATTCCTCCTGCACCTTTAACTTTTCTTTCGATGTTTGAAACACCATCAGTTTGTCCAAAGTTTAAGAATACCATTCTAAATGATTCTTTTAAATAACCAGACTGAGGGTCAATGTCAGTATGTAAGTTTGGATCATCAAAGATAGGACAATGAGCAAGTGTTAATCTACTTCCTAACGCGTTGTAAGTTGTAAAGTTAACTCCAATCTCAGTTTCCATTCCAACTTTAGCATCATATACTAAGTTACCTGAAGGATATACTAATTCTTTCATTGCTTTATGGAAAGCTACTTTACCTGCAGTACCAGTGTAAACAATCCAATGAGAGTTCATTTCTCCTGTGTTCAGAGATAACTGAGCTAAGAAATCAGTAATTCTTTCTTCTGTAAGAGTACCACTATAAGTATCAACGTTAGCAGAATCAATTTGCTTCAAAATACCATCACCACTGATAATAGGTTTTCCGTTGCTATCAAAAACTTTAGCGTTTCCATTAACGTCCATTGTTGATTGAGAATACCAATCAGAAACTTCTCTCTCATACAAGAAATCTTCTTCCATGATTTTTTGTTCTGTAAAGAACCAAAGTTTTTCTCCGTTGTTTTCTATCCAAGTAATATCAGTTAAAGCTGAACCTGTAATAGATTTTGCTTTTCTACTAATCTTAGTATAGTTAACATACCAATCAGGGTAAACAGAGTTTTCGTAACCTCTTTCAGAACCTTCTGTAAATGCAGAACCAGCAGCGTTAACAGTTTTACCTGCAGTAAAGTTTGCTGCAGCTATTGTTTTAGTTGCATCATTAGTTTGTAGCTTTGCAGAAAATCTATAACCTCCAACAACAATTGTTGGCTCTCCAATAATAATTGCAGAAGTTCCATCTTGGAATCTTACAATATCATTTGGATTTATAAAGTTTTCTTCTGTATCAAAAGTAAATGTACCATTTGCTACACCGTTACCTGTAGAAGCACCTGTAAGAGTAGAAGGTCTGTTTGTACGACCTAAAACTGCCCACTTAAATGAGTTGTCTCCAATAACTTCTTCTTTAGCAAAACGTGACGTACCATCTACAAAGTAATTTAAAGAATACTGTGGGTATTGTCTAATTAATGTTTTTGCTATTTCTGGGTACTTTAGTAAGTTAGTTACTAAAGCGTTTGACTGTACGGTTTCTTTACCGTATGAACCTTTGTGATATTTCATTTGCTTTTTTATTTAATTTATAAAAATTTGTTTTACATGTTAAACTTGTTAGGATTAAACTCACCATTACCTTTAGGGTCTGCAAACGTTCTAGAATTAGCATTAACATCAGGGTTTCCGATTTGATTTAACACATCTTTTCTCCCACTATTAAAACCTTTTGTTTGCATTGCTTTTAAGATAACGTCTTTGTTAGCCCAAAGCCAAGCACAATCTGCTAGATTTTTTTCTGATTGAGTAATATTTTGTAAGAATTTCCCGCTAACAATATACTCTTGATGACTCTTACGAATTTCGTTAGTCTTTTCAGGAGTACTAGCTATTTTAAACCCAAACATTTTTTCTGTTGAATTTAAATAGTCATTAAGACTTTTAATAGAGTCTTCACGATCTTTTTCTTGCTTTGCAGTTTCAGTTCGTTTTGAGTCTATAATAACTTCCCTTTCAGAAGCTATAGCCTTATTTAATGTGTTGCGGACTTTCTTTGCTTCAATGTCAACCATGTCGTTATCCAACATTCTTTCCATTGCATTTTCTAGTTCTACTCCTTCAAATCCATCAGCGATTAAACTTCGCTCAACAAGTTCTTTGTCCTCTAATTTAATAAGATTTTGGAAATTATCAATCTTTTCATTCTTTTCTGGATAACTTTTTTTCAAAAGTTCGTTCTCTTCCTGTAAAGATTTATAATATTCTTTAAATTCTTCTTTTGTTTTTACCTCTACACCTACTTCTTTGAAAAAGTCTTCAAAGCTAGGTTCTATGCTTCTATCAGCAACTTGAATATCATTGCTATCGTTATCACTATTGCTACTGTTAGAGTCGCTCCCTTCTTGTTTCCCATCTTCTTTTAAATACTCTAAACCTTTATCCCAACTAAAATCATTATCGTTACTTTCTTCAGTAGCGTTGTTGTTTTGTACGTTGGTTGGTTCATTATTGTTTTCTTCTGTAACTGTTTCATTTTGTTCTGTAAAAAAAGCATCAGGATTAAATGCGTATTCTACTTCTTCATTTGACTCAGTTGTTTCTTGTTCAGTTGTAGATTCTTGCACTACTTCTGTTTCGTTTACTTTTTCCTCTTCGTTCATTGGTTATAAATTTATAAAAAAAATTGTTATTATGCCTCACCTTCTTCTGGCATGCCTTGTTGCATACCTTGTTGCATCATTTGTTCTTCTTCAGTATTAGAGTTTTGTAACATCATTTTATCTAATTCATTTTGTTGCTGAACACTTTGAGAATCAGAATTAAATTCTTGCTCTTGGTCTAATTTTCCTTGGTCTGCATTAATTTTCATTTCAGCAACTCTAATATCTGTTTCTGAATTAATCTTAGCAACCTCAATAGGAACTTGCATTTTCTGTGCTTCAATCTCATTTTTCTGAGATTCAATTTGTTGCATAGATTCTTGATTAGCTTGTTCTTTCTGTTGCATTACCTCAATACCTTCTGTAAGTATCTTTTCAACTTCAACGGCACTTTCAGCATTTAATGCTTTCATAGTAGACAATGGGTCAAGACTACCCGTAGAAGCCATTCTATCCATCATAGAGTACATAGACTGTTTCTTAGATAATTCTTTAGCAGAGTTTTCTACAAACAATCCTATCTCGTCTAATGCAGAAGTTTTTTCCCATTTAAAAACTTCAATACCCATATCTCCAAATATGTTCATCATTCTATCATCATCAGCCCAACAGTATCTAAATAAATTAGCAGCAGCATTTAATGTATCTCCAATTAGTTCATAATGAATATCAAATAAAGGTGCAGTAATTAAAGTTGATTGCATCACACTTCTTTCGTTAACACCTACAGCATCACTAGACTTAGTAATACCTGCTCTACTTGCAGTAATACCTGTTAGTTGGTCAGCAGTTTGCTCAAGCATTACTTTTAAGTTTATTAACTGTCCTACCGATTGTGATAGTGTTAAATCTACTTGTTGAAACTGATTGAACGAACGAGTCTGCATACCTTCTTCGTTAGTGTTAATTACAGCTAAACCACTATTCTTTAAATGATAAAGAACATCGTTAAGCTTCATTCCTTTAGGTTTTTGTGCTACATCATACACTAACGCCTTACCTCCTGAACGAGCTAATGCTAATTCTATATGATAATTTACTATATTGTAAAGTAGTTGTATGTTTTTTAAACTGTCAACTACAGAAAGTGTTGATTGATTAAAAGCATTTCTAATAACACCAAAGAAGCTTAGTTTACAATTAGCGTAATTGTCTTCATGCCTTATAATATTTGGTCTTCTACCAAATTTTAATATTATCTTATGTCCAACTTGTATGCAGTATCTTACGTCATTGATAACTCTCTTAACTACATTTTCACCATCTTTTGGTACGTAGTCGTCTTTAACCATTTTGTAATAGTCTATTTCTTCGTCGTACTTGTTAGGTGATACTTTATACTTAATAGTTTTTAAAGACTTCCATTCTATTTCTACTACTCTTATTTTTAATGCCTTACTATCACTAGTCATATAAGCATCATATGCAGAATTAAATTCTAAAACTTGGTCTGCTTCCATATTTTCCAATTTTTCTAGTTCATCTATTACAGAACCTTCTAATTGAAATCTATCTACAATTTCATTTACTGTGTACCAATTATCTAAACCAGCGTATTTACAATCTTGTAAAGTTTCCTTATCGCTATCAATATCGTATATAACAGTTCGTGGGTCAATACGCTCGATAAAAGGATCTCTGTTTTTAACTATTACTCTATAAAATTCTTTACCTGTAATTGCTAAATCATAAAAACCTCTTTTAAATATGGATTTTAATTTTTGTTTTTGAGCTATGTACTGTAGTCCTACATGAACTTGTTCTTCTACAGCATCACGAAATTTCATGTTTTGAAAAGACTCTATATCTTTAGGTACTTCTGCTCCAACTTCTTGGTCAGAAATTTCAGAACCTAAAACTTTTTCAATTTCTCTTCTATGTGGTCTAAGTAAAACTTCTGCAGCTATTTGAACTTTCTTTTCGTTCTTTCTTCTAATAGCATTTTTGTTTACTACATTAACACTCCATCTTAAAGGTTGACTAACTACCTCACCTACTAACAAATCAATCTTAGGCATTATTATAGGATAGTTTACTAGTCTAGCTGGCGCAGTAATACCGTACATATCTGTAACGTACTTAAATTGTTTAGCATCAAACTGTCCATGGACTAATAAATAATTCTCATAATCTTTTACCCTTTCTTCGGTAAACTTATTAGAACCTTTGTGATTTTGTAGTACAGCATCTAGGCAAGCTTTGTGCCATTCTTCTGTTTTCTTTTCTTCTGGAATATTCTGTTTTGGAAACTTCATTTATCTATTAATCAAATTTATAATCGTAGGTTGGTGCATTGCTTGAACCTTCAATACCATTAACTGATACAATATTACCATTTACATTTTTAAAATGAGGTATAAATAACTTGTTATCCCCATCATTCTTTTCTTTTGCTTTTACCGTTCTTAAATTGTCAGCATCGTGCATTAAAGCCATACCAAAAGCCATCGCTCTATCTGTATTGGCTGTTCCATAAACACACAGTTCATTCAACAAAGGTAAGAAGTAAATATCTTCCCAATGATGTTTAACATATTCATCTAAAAATTCTGTTATCATTTTTTTCTGATGTGTCTTCATATGAATACCGTATTTATTAGTTACAGTACTATATGGGCTATCAGCACTTCTAGGTCTTTCTTTTAAATACCTAAAAACTTTATTATTAATAAAGAATTTAAAAAAGTTATCGTCGTTATATTCTACTAATATTTTACTGTCGTAAAAGATAGCTAATTTCAAACAGTTTTCATAAAATGCTTGCTTGCTTTCAGGTCTATCCGTATAAAATGCAACAGGGTACTCACCAGGAGTTTCTACCCCAATAAATCTTCTGTAAACACACATACAACCTTTCGACCTTTTGTTGCCTACCTTTCCATTCTTTTTTATTTCTTCTAAATCATCATCAATGTGATAAGGGTCAACTGCAGCTACATCTGCATTTTTTAAATCAGTTAAAGGCATATCAACAATCTCAAATGGAAATGGATTGCTGTCATTATCATAGTCATCTTTATTTCCTAAGTCTTCTACCCATATAGGATAACTACCAAATATTTCTTTACCACTTTCATTTTTCTGCCATTCTAATCTTCCTCTTCTTACTATATCAAACTTATTATTTGTTTTAATGTTTCCTATTTGTTTATTTAATAAGTCTAATCTAAATGGTGAACCACCTGTTCTTAAAAAAGCATGCTCTACTTTTAAAGGCATTTCTTGTCTAAAAGCATATAGGTCAGAAATATCTCCTGACTGCCTTTTTCTTTCGGCTCTATTCTCAATATCTTTTGTTGCTCCTACAACATCACTTATTCCAAACTTAATATCAAAATAACCAGGATATACTTTAGCTGCAGGAATAAACAATGGCTTTAAATTATACTTATCTGCATTAATAAACATGTCCATATAATCGTCAGACTCTATTTCCATTTGGTTAGAAGTTCCTCCAATAATTGGTGTACCAAACTGAATCGCTCCATCTCTAAAACATTCTTCATTTGCTTGATAACCTTTTTTAAGCTTTAGAAATTCTCCTGCTTCTTCAAATACCATGTAGTTAAGAGAAGTACCTCTAAATGCACCAGGATTGTCCATAACTCTAAAGTGTACCATAGACTTCATTCCTTTGTCTACCCATACACCGTCTTCTTTTACTTTATATCCTGACATAAGGATATCTTCATTATCTCTAAGTATCTTAGGTCTTAGTTGTTTAGGAAGCTCATTATATGAGAGCATCATTTTCTTTTTAAAATCGAGTACGTAATCTTCTTTCTGAGAACCTATTCCATTTTCCGAATGGCTATAACAAACCCACTCATGTAATAATAGGTTTGCGTTCATAAAAGAAAATCCTTTCCTTCTTGCTTTTAAAACAATTAGTCCATATCCATTTTCTTTTGCATGATGTACTGAACTAAAATACTCATGGTCTTGGTCACGATAAACAGGACTAATCATTCCTTTACGTTTAGCGTTAGGTGCAAGTCCATGTATCTTAGAAAAATTTAGATAAAAATAATAGTTGCCAGGAATCCATACACCTCCTGTTGGTTTGTAACCATTTAAAATTCTTTTCCTTTGTTCTTTCCAAAAATGAGCATACTCTAAAGTATCAGGCTTGAACTTTTTATAATTCTTTAAGTTCTTGTCAAATATAACTGGCTTATACTTATTCCCTTCAATCATTATTTAAACATTTCTTCTTGTTCAAAAATAGATAAATCATCATCACCTCCAACACCTGACATTTTATTACCACTCTCTATTTCTTTTATAATAGCATTTTTAAGTTCTCTTCTTGACTTAGCAGCTTTACCCATCTCTACTTGTAGATCATTTATAGTACTAATGTTTTCTGCATCAACTTTTAATTCTTTAAACACTTGTATTACTTCTGAAGACTTATCTACCATTGAACGGTATTCTTCATAGTCAGGGTCATAGCTTATAGCTTTGTATTCTTTAATAGCATCTACAACTAAAGGTTTTTCTTTAAAAGTACATTTGTCTTTTTCTAAGAACATATTGTTAATCATAGTTTCTCTTTGACCTTTAGGCAAAGACCTATACGGAGAACGATAGTCGTGCATAGCTACAATCCATTTAACTGCTTTACTGCCAAGGTATTTATCCTTGTACACTTTAAACAAGTTAGGTAAAAGAGCAATACCCTTATCTTTCATAAGAATATTACCTTCTGTGTCAATATCTATGAGAGTTCCAAACATATTCCTAGTGAACCTATTATTTTATTTTGTTTAAGCAATTCGTTTATTTGATTAACGTACTGACCTTCATCAGTAGCTACCTCTGCCATTAAAAGCTTTAGTACGTAACTAACAAGCCTAGGCTTTTCTCTTTGTTCTTTTGTACCATATAGCCCATCATTACGTAAGAATAATAATTCACCACCAACATATACAGAAGACTCTGTTATTCTTTTTACTATCATTCTGGGAAATATTTAAAGTTATAATAATACTCTCCTACTACGTTGCATCTTTTTAATATGTTAGAAGAAATCATAGAGTTAATACCATTGTATATTGTTTTTCTAGTAACATCAAGAAAGAAAACTAACTCGATTGGGTTTATATAAGCAATACCATTGTGTGCTAAAAACTTATCCTTGTTATCTAATAAAAACATATACAAATCTCTACCACTATCTTTCATGGATATAATAGCACTTAGCTCATTGTACTTTATAACTTCATTAGTCTTCTTGTACGGTGAGTTGCTTTCTACTTGTTCCTTAATATTTTTTGCCATGTCTGTAACCTCTATTCTTGTTATACTTTAATTTTAAATCAATATGCTTCTGTATGTCAATATGAAAGTAACCACACATATCTAAAAGTCTAATTATAGAATCAGCTATTTCATCTTCAACTGTATCTTTAATTGCTTCTTTAAATGCTATTTGAAAATCATGCTTAGTACTTAGAATGTTTTCGTAGTAGTTTAAATCAGCTTTTAGAGAATGCCTATCGGCTTCTAAAGCTTCTCCTAGTTCAGAAACTACAAGCATAAGCATTGTTCCAAGCTGTTTCTTTTCTCCATTGTAAAAGCCTTTCTCTTTATTACCCTCGTGTATTTTTTCTGAGAATTCTGTTAAGTCCATTTCGAGTAGCATAAGTTAAGTTGTTTCGTTTAATGTAAATATACAAAAAAAATAATTATGTAAAATAATATTACATTAATCAAATTAATGCTTGTGTAACAGAAATACAATACATATATTTGCTGGGGGGATATAGGGGGGTAAGGGTCGTCATTAACAAACAAGTTTAATCTAAACTGATTTCCTATGGAAATCCTACTAGTTGAAAGCAATGATAAACAATAACAACAATGATAAGCATTATAGTAAAGGTTATAAGCCTAACGTATGTATTGCTGATTATACAATAAAGTACTTTCCGACAAAGTATAAGCAAAAGCTTTTAGGAACAGATAAAGAAAAGGCTTATGCTAGTAAGTTTGTAAAGTCTATACATGTACTAAAAGAAAGTATATTACTTAATGATGATAGTCAGTTTGTAAATAACGATTTAAAATTAAGTCATCTAAGGCGTGTTCTCGGTAGAAGGAATATAAAGTATAGTGAAGACAACACCTACTTGCTTAGGAATCTTAAAATACACTCACACAGCAAAGCAACATACACAGTACATAATAAAGATTAGTATGAATAAAGATAGTTTCCAATTTAAAGTTCCTATATACGGTGTGCTAGTAAAAGTCATTAAAGCACAGACTAAAGATATGCGTACAGTATTTAAAGATAGTACTGGCATTGATAGATACAACATTATGAATCCAATGGAATTTGCTAAGACTATTCAGCTAGATAATAAACACGAAGGATCTTATGTAGTACTATTACTTACCGAAAACTACAACACCTCAATACTTGTACACGAATCTGTACACATGGCTAAAGCTGTTATGAGGATATCAGGTGTAAAACTATTAGACGAGGAAACAGAAGCATACATAACTCAATACTGCTTCTCCGTTGTAGACTCATTCTTTAGTAAATAAAAAGAGCCTTGCCACCACGCAAGACTCCAACCATCAACTAAACCTCCTTATTAGGGATTAAAACACTTTCATGCTCTTCACTGTAACCAGGTACATGACCTAACTCCATATCCAAACATTCATATTCTTCTATATAACTATTGTTACTGTCCTCTACTATAACATACGACACAGACATATCTTCCATGTACTCTAATATAATTATTTTTTAGCACACAACATACCCCACTAGTCTATCTTTTTTAACAACAAAGCCCCCCATACACTACAATGACTACAATGATTTTCTTTGTGGCTTCCGAACGGGAGGTCTGTTAATAAAATAAAAATTAAAAAAATAATTTTTCTTTATACCCCCCCTTAAGTTCTCTGTTGTTATTGTTTCCCAATGTGGTTTGATTGACATTCAGCAATTCTCTATGTTCGATAGCGTTTCACAATGTCTTCCTAGCGAGCTATGTATCTTCCTACGTTTGTACGATATACATTTCCAATGTTTGGTTGTATCGTTTGTGTAAGACAAAAAAACGTTTAGTAACGTAGTAGAGCGAAGAAGTTAGTCATTTTATTTGACAATGTCAAGTAATTGGTAACCCAATGTGCTTTGAATATTAACTTTAAACTTTATAGATATGAGTAACGCAAGTATTTATTGTGAAAAACATTTATCGTCTTTAAATGAAGACGGTAAATCTTATCAAGAAGAATTAATAAAGCAATATCTTGAATATTGTTCTTATTGTCCTGTTAATTGTCAAGTATCATTTAAAAGATGGCTTATAGACAATGACCTTGACTAAACAAAGTTCAATGTACATTTCCCTATGTGCATTGAATATTAACTTAAACTTATATATTATGTGTTTTATTGATTGTAAACATGGACAGTATTGTCCTGATGATAATGTTACATATCCATGTATGGAATGTGATGATTGTACAGGTAAGATAGATTGGTTAAACCAATCGTTAAGTATGTTGCTTCTAGAGTATTCTCATGAACCTAACAAATTTAACTTTAAGTTATCAAACATTAAACCTAATCATGGTAAACATAGATTAGAAACTACTTTAGTAGCCGATGAATTTGATGACTTACCATTCTAAAAGTTTCAGAGTACATTTCCCAATGTGCTCTGAACTTTAAATCATTTATTATGAAAGGTAATTATCCTTACGAGGAATTTGTTGAGGCAGTTCAGTCTAAAAGCTTAGATATGAACTTACGTATAAAACCATTGCTAATATCTAGCAAAGTTGTATCGTTATCATTTGACAATTATCAAGAACATCTTGATAATATCTTCATACTTGTAGACGTAGCTGAAATTTGTGGCTACGATTGTAATGATTTAGACAGATTTGTAAAACTTGTTATTGACCTTAACTATGATAGTTATGAAGGTATCAAAGATTTCAATTGTCTTCATCATTACATTCAATTAGGTATGTTGTAATAAAGTATCAATGCACCCAATGTGCATTGAACTTTATAACTTATATATTATGACTAACAAAGATTTCAATGCGAAAAATGCTAATTGGTTAACTAAAGAATCAATAACAGAACTTGCTATGTCTATTGCAGAAGTAGCAACATTACGTTATGCGTTTCATAATGATGATAACACTTGTATAGAAACAAGTGTAAATCTTCAAGAAAATTTACGCATAGCACAAAATGAAATGTATCATTTCTCGCATAAATGCAAGTGTAGAATGGTTTACGATTATAACAATCCATTCTAACAAAGTATCAATACACATTTCCCAATGTGTATTGAACTTATAAACTTTATATTATGACTAACAGAGAAAGAATTGCTATGAATTTAGGTTTCGTTGAATATTTAGACTCAGACGGTCTTGTGCAATATGGACCACCTGAAATGTTCGAGGAAGAACAAACTTTCGTTTGTTGTGAATCTAATCACGACTATCATTATGACAATCTTACGATTGATGAAATCGAAATTGATGATGAAGATTTACCATTCTAAAAGTATCAAGCCCAATGTGGCTTGAACTTATAAACTTATAGTCATGCTAAAATTAACAATGTATGCTCAAACAACAATTGAGCAAATGGAAAAAGATTTTC